AGTTTGGTTTTCTGTCATTTTTACGCTTTTCTTTTAGCTCTTTGTATATGGCTTTTTTCTTTTCAGAATTGTTCTTCTTGGCTATCTGATAAGTCGGGTTATCTTTAATGCTCTTTCGCTTCTTAAGCGTTGGCTCTGTGCCCGTAGTCTTGATCGCGGTAAGTATTCTATCATAAACTGACTCTTCAGTAAGCTTATCGTCGTACCTAAAAACTACAAGTGCAATACCTTGTTCTTCACAGAGTTGTATTTTTCTTAGATCTCTTTTTTGAGCTTCTAAAAAATCATCTCTTGTATCAAAGAATCTTTCTGTGTATTGAAAGTGCTGGATGCCGTGGAACTCTGCACCCAACTTATATTTAGGACAGTACACATCCAGTTTAAGTCTTTCACCCAAGTGATATTCATTAACTATTGTTTCGTTAGGCAAAAGCTTTTGCATTATGCTTGTTAACACAGTCTGACCCTTAGACATCTTGCGTCTATGGTCTTTTACCCAACCTAAACCAAGTCTAGTTATAGCCTTGTTAAGTTGTTCACTTGTTATAAACAATTCTTCTGCAACTTTTGCTATAGACTTGTCAGTCTCAAACAGCAGATTAATTATCTTTGCATTTAAATTGGCGTAAGCCTTATTGTCTCGCTCTGTCATTATTTTTTGCCAATGCTCTAGCTACAGTTAGGGTTCTACCCAGGTCAATAATTGACATGTCTGTATTGTCCCAAACTTGTACTGCTAAAGCAGCGCTTAACATTGGGCAATCAAAGATGCACAGGTCGTATTCACCCTTATGTGACTTTATCTCTTCTGTAATAGATTCTATTCTAGAGTAGAAGTCATTATAGGGAACTTGAATAAACAAAGAATCAGGAGAAAAATACTTTCCTATATAATTTTGATTCTGAAAAGATACAACAATAGCTTTTGTATTCTTGAAGTACCAAGAAGTAAAAGTCTTGAATACATCATAGTTATTATTGATGTAAAGCTCCAAGAAAGCTGGATCGTAAAATTCAACACCTTTTATATTAAGGCTTGCTAGCTTATCCATGCTTGAAAGCATTAGATCTTTTTGTACGGCCTTGATGAAATTAGGATCCTTCTTTTGCATGCCGTCAGAAAGAAGCTTGACAAAGTTCTTTGGTGGCTTCTTTTCTCCTTTTAGTTCTCCAGTCAAAGTAAAGATTGCTGATCTTGTATATGTTACAAAAGCAAACTTCTCTTTTCTTTCCAACATTAAGGACACTTTTTTAATTGTTTCTACTGCGTTATGTGATTTCATATTCCGAAATTTCCCCAAGTTATAAGAGTTGGATTAGGATCTACTATTGACTCGATATGTTTAATGTTGTGGAACTCGCCTTTATCTAAATTCATATATCTTGTATGCTTTAACTCTTTATCTATATCTCTAGTATAGCCTAGATGTTGCATAACAAGACCTGAATGAACCCAGTAATTTCTTCTTCTTATATCTTCTACGACATAAGTAGGTTCTGAACCACAAGCTAATTTTCTGTCTAAGAATTTTCCACCATTCTTAAATCTAAAAATTCTAGAACTATTATTTGGTGCCCAAAGCTTATCTACTCTGTATTGAGTATCATTCCACATGTGGTAGAAGCGAACGTTTACTACGTCATATGGGGACTGATCAAGAACATGTTTAACGGATACAGTATTTATATCCTTTGCATCATAAAGCATCTCGTCACAGTCAATGGCTATAATCCAGTCACCTTCTTGAGCGTGTTGTTCCAAATTGGACCAAGCTTTTGCTCTTAAGGCCCCTTCGTTAACCGTAAAAAGTGGTTCTTCATTCACATATACGTGTGCATACAATGCAGCTATTTCTGCTGTGTCATCTTCTGAGCAGTCGTCAGTGAAGACTATCTTGTCTACCTGCTGCTTAAGTCTTTCTAGCACTTCTTTTAAGTACTTGGAAGATTCATTTCTTCCAACCATCTGAGCTATTATCATAAAACTCCAAAAATAATGTGGGGCTGAAGGTTAGTCCAGCCCCACAGATTAATAAATTACTCGCCCAACTTTTCGATTTGCTTGCGTGCTTCTACTGAAGAAATACGCTCAATATCAGTTGATTGGAACAAACGCTCACCAGTTACACCACGACGATTCGAGGCAACCTTCTGTGCTTCTTCTTTGTTCTTAGCCTTTACCAATGTTGTTGTAACAACAGCAAAGTAATTGAATTTGTTCTCTGGCATTTTATTTCCTTTTATTTATTGGATGGATATGTATTGGATATATATTCTACAGCTTCTTCTAGTGTGTCTGCAAGTTTTGTAGCAAGAAATTTAAGATATTTTCTATGCTGCAAATCTTGGTGCGCCCAAACAATTATTGGTTGATTGTTGAAGTGTGCCCAGGTCATTTCGAAGTCTGTACCTATGTATGCTCTATAAAGTAATCTATATTCTACTAAAATAATGTCACAGCTTTTTTGCAAGAAGAGATTTTTATCTACTATTTCTTTTGGTTCAGAGTCTTCCTCCTCAAGAGCATAGTCCATTGGATTGACTGCCTTAAAACCTCTATGATCTAGAAGCGCAGTAGCTTCGTCTCTCCAACTATACTTAAAGTCAGATTGAACATCTTCTATAGCGCCTGATAAAAACACTCTAGTTTGCATTAGCTACCTCTTTAGCTGGCCAATAGTATGGAAGATTAGGATCTTCGTCAAAATATTGGGAATAATATTCATAATCTTTACGCAATAGATTAGACCTATGTGAACGATGAAATTCTTCTAAGCCAAACCATGATGGCATAACTACTGAATCTATATCTATCTCCTCTAACAGCATGGTGTTTTTATAACCTCTGCTAATCCACTCTTGAATGGTGTAATTCTGATAGAGCTGTAGAGCTGATTCATAGCCGGTCCACATTAAGGTGACTGGATGATTACGCCAACCCTTTGATGGAGTACGGTCAAGTAAAATGTTCAAGACTTGGAAAGTTTCTACTCGTTGCTTTCCAAGTCTGCGGTAATCTAATACCCGAACTGATTCTTTAAAATCAGGATATGGCAGGAATGTTTGCATGGTATATATCGTATCACTTATGCTGGTCGACCAAATGGGGAAGGGGGTAAGGTTATGCTTTTGTCCGGCTTAAATTCCTCAAATGTTTTATCGCCTACGCCAAAGTACTCTCTAGCTAATCCAGCCTTAACAATTTCTGTATTGAGGCATTCGCCAGCTTCGTTCCATACTCTAGCTAGAATTCTACCGTACTTCTCATTCTTGTCTAAAATAGTTTCGATCTTTACTTTGTTATTAGCTTTCTTGATCCATTGATCAGTGAACTCTTTTGCAGCAAGACCCATCTTCTTTTCTTCAAGATTTTTAGTGCGGCTTTCTGGTGTATTTACACCATAGAGTCTCACACTCTTTGGGCCAATGTGAACTTCAAAACCAAGATCTATATTGATCTTAAATGTATCTCCGTCTACTACCTTAACTACTTCTGCATTATAAAGGTAAACATTAAATTGATCTGACATTTTAATCTCTTTCTATTCCTATAGTATCGCAGGCTTTGCGAAATATTGATTGACTTGTTTTAAATTGGGCATCAGCGTGACTGTAGCCTTCACCTGGTTTTGGTGATGATGCGTGCCAGCTGTGACCGATTGACACGCTACCATCATACACTACATTGTAGCCACGATGACGTGCAAAGTAGGAGCACCAAGTCTCCTCATAGTAGTGAGGCGTTGGCAGGAAAGCTCCTATTGCCTCAGGGTACATCTTTCTATACTCTTCATCATTTGTTAGAGCATCCCAAACTGATCTTCTAATGAAGTAAGCGGAGCCAGATATTGTTACGCACGGTACTCGGTCTTTGTATAGTTCGTCTTTTTGATCTGCCTGATTCCAACCTCTGTGCTTTGGTTGTGTATTCGAACCAACGATTCCAGCATGTCTGATTAGACCATACTCATCTCTTTGCTTAGGGCCTAAAATGTGAATGTCAGTATTGTCATCAAATATTTTTTGTACGGCGTTGATATCCTCGTTAGTAAACCATACGTCTGAGTTTAAAAGTGCAATGATATCGCCGGTGCCATGAGCTGCCAGTTGATTGCATGCCGCTGAGTAGCCTATGTTCTTATTAAGAAATATTCTATCTATACTATAGTTTGAATCGTTCTCTCTGATCCATTGTATGGTGTCGTCAGAAGAATCATTGTCTGCAATATAGAGCTTCCAATTCTTATTGGATGAATCTAAGTCTTTATGCAGTTCGTCTACTAGTCTTTGTAGTAACGGTCTAGTGTTGTAATTGACTACGCAAAGATCTATCACAGTGTGACTTCCTTGGCTGAAACAATCTCAAAAGATTCTTCTGGCGTAAAGCCCATTTCCATGAACTCAAAAAAGTCTTTTTTAGCAGAATCTGGATCGTCAATGCAGAACTCACTTAATCTATTAAGGCATTGCTCTGTAGTAAGTTTACTCTTGCTAGCATTATTACTGAATGCGTTTTGTTTTGCCTTGCCAAGCGCAACTCCGATCACAAAAAACCCCGCAAATATAGCTATCGTTTTACCACTCATCATCTTCACCGATGTTTCTACTAATAAATTGATTTTCATTTATAGCTTTTATTGCTTCTTCACTTAACATAATTAATTTTAGTTTTTCTTTTTCATCTTTTGTTGACGATGATAAGTGTACTAAGGCATTTGCTATTTGTAACATTTCTTCTATCGAAGCAACTAAGAACGTTTGTCCAGACTCAAGTTTTACGTTGACCTTTTTCTTTTCGTGAATCTTTTTAGTCATTTGCTTTCTTTTCTTTTATCTCAGCGCTCATAACTTCTTCCTTTGGTACTTGGTACACAGAAAGAGAATCGTTATCTGGTTCGTATGTTATGAATAATATCTTCTTATCTTCCAAAGAACAACCTTCTGGTGGGGCTGATTCTAAAGCAATCTTTTTAGATGCACAGCCGTAAACCTGACTGATGTTTGGATATACGACAATATAATTTAACTTACCTGCGGCCATTAGAGTCCTAAGAGTGAATAAAAAGATGCTGGATATTTTGGTTTCACTAGAGTATACACAGCATTTGCGTACTGTTGTATCTCTAGCTGAGAATCTTCTGATAATCTTTGACTAAGGAAAAGAGCTAGTGATTGCAAGCTACAAGACCATCTGTATACAACGTACATGCCGTATGCAGGGAGAAATAGACGAGCTTGTTCGGGAGCTATGCCATTTTCAAGAGCCATGTTATAAATCGATTCGCATTTATCAACCAATTGCTTAAGCTCTGTTGTTAGCGTGGAGCCAATCCAGGGGCCAGCAAAGCCTGAGGAACCCTGTTTCTTATCCTCTGCAGCAAGACGCCATTCGTCTGGTTCTGGCACATAGAACTCTGGATCCATCGTAATGTATCTTCTAGATGATTCATTCCACGAGTCCATAGTATGATCAGAGCCGACAACATATTTCCAATGCTGTCTTGCTACCATCAATGGCGCTTTAAACTCAAGAGTTACAAACGCATGTCTGAAGGGAGACATGTGGTTTTCTCTTACAAGAAACTCTAATAGCTTCCCATCTTTTAAGGACCACTCTTTTGATTCTTTTGCAAATGATGCTCTTGCGGCATTGACAACGGATAAGTCTGAGCCCATTGAGTCAATGAGTCTTACGTATCCGTTATCTAATACCGAAACTAAATCTTCTGTTTCCATACTTCTATTATAGCACCAGAAATATTATTTAGTATTGTCCTTAATGAATTTTATTTCACATGCGTCAGTTGTACAATAACTCTCACCTATGGCATCAGCTGCCATACCAGCATAGACTCCCGAAAGATCTATTGGGAACAAGGCCAGCGTAGCTGCTGTGTATTCCTCTTCTGTAATTTGAGTGTATGGCATCTGCGGATATGTGTCGTTACCACTTGGGAGGAATGACACAGTCTTTAACTGACCATCATACATATGTAGAACAGTGCCAACGTGCTGTGCTTCTGTGTCTTTATCAAATGATATAGTCACAGATACAGAGTTGTCTGACCAATATCTTTGTGCAGTTGCAGCTAACGACATCTTTTCAAAGATTGTAACATCGCGCTCTGCTCTTGCAGCTTGTGATTTAATTGGAAAGTAAACTACAGAAGTTGTATTCGGTGATTCCGAAGCTGGTTCTACTCTATAGTTAGCCATTCTAAACAACGGAAGCATCGGATCATCGTTAGAGAATCTAATAGTTCTGTTGAAGTACTTGCCACCTGGAGTCCAGTGAACGCCTGGTGATTCACCAGCAAGAATAGA